TTTTCGCTGGCGTCGAGGATGTCGTCGGTGGGGCGTTGGAAGTTGCGGCTCTCGAGGACGAGCTCGAGGCCGATGCGGTGGATCTCGCGCCGGCGCCAGTAGTCGCGGAGCTGGTCGGCCCAGTGGGTGAGGTTGCCGGCGATGCGGGTGTATTCGCTGGTGATGTAGCCGGGGCCGCCTTCGATCTTGGCGAGCTCGCCGGATTGGCGCCAGGCCTCGGTATAGGTGAGGAGGTCGAGGGGTTGGCGTTTGTGGGCGATGTCTTTGAGGAGGAGCCAGGCGGTTTTATTGACCGGGGCGAAGAACCAGTCGTCCTGGACGAGCTCAAGGGCGGCGTCGAGGGTGGGCTGGCCGCCGTTGAGGACACTGCTGATGAGGCTGGCTTCGGCTTCGTGGGACCAAAGGGGGATTTGGGAATTGTCGGTGGTCATGGTGGATTGGGATTGGAGATTTGAAATTTGAGATTTGAGAGGGTCAGAGTTCGGAGGGGGTGGCGGTGGTTTTCAGACGGGCGTATGATTCGAGGGCGGTGCCGCGGGAATGCCAGGCGTGGCTGTCGATGGTGCCGCAATCGCGGAGGCAGGCGGCGAGGAAGGCGGCGACTTCTTGCCAGCGTTCGAGCTGGGCCTCGAGGTCGACGATCTTTTTGCGGCGCATGTCGGCGATCTGTGCAAGATGGTCTTGGTCGGTCATCGCTGGTTCCTCCGGGCTTGGCGTTGGAGTTTGCGGAGGCGGAGGCGTTTGACGCGGGCGCGGCCGTGGAAGTTGGTGGCGCGGCCGCGGCGGTGAAGATTGGCGGGGATGGCCAAGGTGACGCCGGGCTGATGGGGCTTGAGGGTGAGCTGGCTGGCTTTGAGGTCGCGGGTGTTCATTGCAAGTCGGGGTCGAGGGCTTCGCTTCGGGCGTCGATGGCGCGTTGGGTTAGTGGGGCGCAGAGTTTGAGGGCTTCTTCGAGCTTCTTGATGCGCTTCGCGGCTTTGTCATAGAGCTCGGCGAGTTGGATGCTCGTCGGTGCGGTGGGGAAGTCTTTGGGGAATTTGTTCATGGGAAGATGAGGGCGAGGCCGAGGGCGGTGTAGATGGCGAAGGCGGCCAACAGGAGGAGGCCGGTGCGGAGTTGGGTGCGGGTTTTGTTTGTCATAAGGGGGTTGCTCCTGCCTGTTTCATGAGGTGTGAACATGCACGTCCCGTCCGCGGATCTCCCGCGGCACCATGGGTCAGGGGCAAAGGTATGGGGTTGAACCAGATGGCTTCCTGGATCTTGCGCTTGAGGCGTTTGTAGGCGCGGAGCTTGTGCCAGGCGGGGCTGCTGGCGTGCCATCCGGCGCAGATGGGGCAGTGGTAATGACGCATGCCGGGCTGGTCGCGCTGGGCGTCGGCGGCGCGGGCGTAGCGGACTTTGCGGCTGCACATGCGGAAGGCGGTCTGTAGGGCGCGGCTCATGGATGGCGGGGGCCGTTGTCGTCGTCGAAGATGGTGGCGAGGATGATGGCGAGGAGGCCGAAGAGCAGGATGTAGGCGAGGACGGGGGCGATCATGCGGCCTCCTTTTCAGCGAGTTGGATGGCGGCCAGGATCTCCGTGCGAAGGCTGTCGGGGACTTGGGACCAGGTGCTGTAGACGTTCGGGTCGGAGTCGGGATAGAGGGCGTGGAGGACTTCGCGCCAGAGGTCGTCGGGCGGGGGGGGCGTTTCTTTTTTTTGCGAATTTTCGGGATGCAAGCCTTGGCGTTCGCAATAGCGGGCGGCTTTGGTGAGTTCGCCGGACCAGTTGTTCAGCAACGTGCTGAGGTCTTGCCGGCGGTAGTCGTCTTTGGAGGGGATGACGTCGGCGTAGTAGGCTTCGAGGCGGGACCATTCGGCGGCGGATGTGGCGGCGACGGCGACCTTGGCAGTTTTCCATGCGCGGGCGGATGATCGGTCGAGCGGAGTGGCCGGGCGCATGCGGAAGAGCGCCATGGCGCGGAGGAGATGAGCTGGCTTTTCCTCGAGCTTTTCGTCCCCGCTTGCGGGGACTATAGGGGTATTACTATTCTCTTCTCTTCTCTGGTCAGGGTCGGGTCGCGTTTTGTCAGAATGGGATTCTGACATGGTTCGATTTATGTCAGTGTGGGTTTCGCGTTTGCGGCGCTGGGCTTCACTGTCGAGGCAGCGTTTCTTGGCGCTGCGGCCGTTGTGGCGGTCCCACATGGGGATGATGACGCCGGGCTCTTCGCCGCGGTGCTCGAGCCAGCCGACGCGGAGCATTTGCTGGGCGAAGCCGCGTTTTTTCACAACGTCGTCGATGTCGGCGAGGACCGTGTAAGGCAGGTCACCGTCGTCGGTGTGCTGGTCGGCCCAGGCCCACAAGGCATGGAGGCGGCCGACGATGGTGAAGGCGTCTTCGCGGAGGGCGCGGGCCATGGCGATGACGGCGGGATCGCCGGGGAGGTTCGTGCGGAGTTTGATCCAGTCACCGGCCATGGGAGGGGGTTCCTTTCTTTTTGCGGCCGAATTGGAGGGGTTTGCGGAAGGGGCTCTCCCAGGTGATGCCGCGGCGTTTGGCCCAGGCGTTGAGGGCGCGGTTGAAGGCGGCGCAGTCGAGCTGCTCGTAGCCGATGGTGCCGGGTTCTATTTCGATGGTGCGGCCGTTCATTTTTTTCACGGGCGGGGGTTGGCGAGGCGGGTGAGGATGGTTTTCCAGCCGAAATAGCCGACGAGCTGGCGGCGGCCGTCGGTCTCGCGGAGGATGACGGCGGGCTTGGCGGCGCGGTGGGGCTTGGGCTGAAGGGGGTCAGGCTGTTTTGTGGTCATGTTCGTGGCGTTCGTGTTTGTCCATGGGGCGCCAGCCGAGATTCGTCAGGAGCCAGGTCATGATTTTTTGGGTTTCGTAGAAGCATCCGGAGCAAAGGAAGCCGACGTCGGTGTGGAAACCGGCGCGGCGGGGGCACAGGCAGCACCATTGGGGGTGGTCGAGGTCGTTCATCGGAAGCGGGGCTGACTGCGGTGGACGGCGGCTTCCCATTCGCCGTAGTCATTGCGGTGGACTTCGAACTGCTCGCCTTGGCGGTAGTAGCCGGTGTCGCGGACCAGGACGGCGTGCTCTTGGCCGTTGATCGTGCAGCTGAGGCGCTTGCGGTTCGGGAGGTTGCGGGAGCGCAGAGCCGTCGCCATGGTGGGCGCCGGTGCGGTCCCGATCCCCTCGCCCGGCCGCCACTCTTCTTTTTTTTCGGGTTCCGCTATCGGAGCATTGTCTGGCTCCAAAGGCTGCTGCTGGGCCTGCTGCCGGCGCTGGCGCAGCATCTCAGCGACCTTCGTGACTCCCGTGCGCGTCAACACTCGGAGCCCCCCTTCTTTTTTGCTGTAGTCCGCCCCTTCGGTGAGGAGCCCTTCTTTTTCGGTGGTGTGCGTTTGCATAGAGATTCATTGGCCCTTTGCCCAAAATTCTGTTTTTCGGGATCAATCACCCCTGGGGCACAGACATCAGAAGCGGCACCCCCTCCCCCCCTACTACCGGCACCGGGGGTATGATCGGCCTCGGCCGTGGCCTGACTGGCATGGCAAGTGGCCTGACCCGTGGCCTCGTCACTGTTGTGCATGGCGCTAACCTCTGATCTCGAATCAGAGGACGGAGCCGGAGCCGGCAGCGCCAGGCTGTCCGCCTTTTCTCCGGACGTTTCCCCGGCAACACCGGTTGAAATCTCATCTTCGACCAGCTCGGCCTCGATCACCGGCAACGAATCGACAAACGCCTGCACCTGGTCCGCTCGCACCTCGACACGCTCCACCCGGGCCGTGGCTTCGCCGCTCAACAGCTGATACTTGTCGAGCATCACGGCCGTCGTGATTGCTGCATCCTTGGCAGACTTCAGATCCGGGATTAGCTCGAGCACCTTCTCGACACCCAACCGGGAAGCCTTGCGAAGATCCTTGAGAAGCTCTCTTTTCTCCTGCTCTACGGAAATGCCCTCACGTTCACGAACAGCGCAAACCGTATTTCGAGACACACCGAGCGCCCGCGCCGTGGCGCTGATGCTCTGACCCTCGGCCGCCATCCGGACGACCGCGGCATATACTCCTGGCCGATCCCGGAAAAGCCTTTCGCCGGTAAACTCCCCAGCGTCAGCAAGTCTCTTCTCTGCTTCCTCTATCTCCGAAAAAAAAGAAAGAACGGGGGCGGCAACCTGGGCGGCCGCCGCTTCCTGAATCAGACTGGCGCCGCGCTTTGCCATCATGCTACGCGCAGACGCGGCCGGCGGCCGATGCGCCGAGCCTCGAGCCAGGCCACCGCGGACGGTTCCGGGATCAATGCCCGGGAGCCGACCCGATAGTGTTCCAGCTCACCCGATGACAGCGCCGCCGTGATCGTCCGCCGGCTGAGCCCCAACCGGGCCCCGAGATCCGCAATGGAGAACACCACCGGCAACCCCGGCACCGCTTTGTTTGTCTCTTGGTTAGCCATAAAAAAAAGAAAAAGGGCCCGGCGCCCTCAATGCGGCCGCACGTGGCACGCCTCCGGGCTCATGTCATGCTCTGCGCAATAGCGCACCAGGGCGCCCGCGGCCGTGGCCGCCCGGACGATTTCCCGCCAGGGCCCGGTGAGCGGGCAAAACCCGTAGACCATCCACCGCGCCGGCGCCCGGCGCCCATCCGCGGCCGGCTTCGCCCGGCGACAACGCAACGCGGCCGCCGCGGTCATCGCTGGCCCCTCCGCATCAACTTTCCGAGCTCGTGAAACACCCCGGCCAACGCGACCAGGAACGAGCACAGCAAAAATAAAATCACGGCCGAATCATTCACGCGGCGGCCTCCGGTTGAGCGTCGCCAGCCTCGAGCCGGCGGCGCTGAATTTCATTGATGAGGATAAGCCGGACGGCCGCGGAGCGGCTTAAACACTGGCTCCGCGAGAGATCATCAATCTTCTCGAGGATGTCCGCCGGCACGTGCAGGGCGAGCACTTTGGTGGGCATGAGGAACACTTCTAGGTAGTTCTACCTAGAACGCAAGATATTTCTTGCTAGAAATTTCTACCGTGCGACATTGACCCCATGAAACGCACGCCCCGGCGCAAGTCGGACCAATCCGCCGGCAAAGGCCGCACCCGCATCAGCACCACCATTACCGAGGCCACGGACGCCGAGCTCTGCCGCCTCGCCGAAGCCTCCAGCCTCACCCGCGCCGCCATGGCCCGGGAATGCATCACCGACGCCGTAGCCCGCGGCCTGACCATCACCGCCCACAAGAGCCACGCGGGCAAAGTCATTGATTATCCCCTGGCCCACCCCGGAAACCCCACCGCCCGCGCTGCCGACGATGCGGGAGCATGATATTAACTCCCGAATACTCGGAAGACAATATCATTCGCGGGCCCTGGGCCGGCAGCTGGTTTTGACCTGGGCAAAACACCCCGCAAAAATAATTTCAGAAATCCGCTTGACTGCTAGCGAGCGCACGCTATATTTCCCCACGTAGCAAGGCAAATTTACCTAGCTACAAAACAACAAACCCGGACGAGCCGACCGGATAAAAAACGGGCAAATCAAACAATGCAAACGACAGCAAACACCACGCCGAGGGTCTACGTCGGCACGTATGGCAAATACAACCGCGGCAGCCTCGGAGGCTCTTGGGTCGACCTCGAGCGCTTCGCCGGCGACCGCGACGCGTTCCTGGCTTACTGCGCCGAGATCCACAAGGACGAGCACGAGCCGGAATTCATGTTCCAGGACTTCGAGGGATTCCCCCGCGAATTCTACGGGGAGAGCAACCTGCCCGAGCGCCTGTTCGAGTGGCTCGAAATGTCCGACGACGAACGCGAATTGCTCGCCGCTTACATCGACGCCACCAACGACGACACCGCCGACCTGCGCGACGCCCGCGACCACTACGTCGGCACCTACGCGTCCGGCGCCGACTTCGCCCAGGACTGCGCCGACGGCCTCGAGCACGGCATGACTAAATCCGTGCCTGGCTGGCTCTGGAATTGCATCGACTGGGAGCGCGCATGGAATTGCGAGCTCCGGTTTGATTACTCCACCAGCGAGCGCGACGGCGGGCTCTTCATCTTCCACAACTAACTCGGAGACCATCACCATGACTGCCATGTTTATTCTTTGCTATTTGGTCATCCCAGCCATTGGCGGCGTCGTCATTCTCTACGTCGACCGCTGACCGCCCGACACCGGGCCCGCACCGCGGGCCCGGCACGGACGGCCACCAGGCCAACCACACAACCACAACACAACCGGACGAGCCAACCGACCAAACGGGCACACCGACACCATGACAATCCAACAACAGCAAACCGCCCGCGACCTAGATCGCGCCGTCGAGATCGCCTATCAAATGCGCTTCAGCGCCGAGCATGAACGCTGCCCATCCGTCCGCGACTTCTACGAGCTCCGCGGACTCCACCAACGCGGCCGCATCGGCGACTGCATGCTGGCCGCCGCATTGCGCAGGGCCGCCGCAGGCGCAGCGCAAAACCTCGGAGGCACCGACCAATGACCGCCGCCACCATCACCCCGGCCGCCGAGCTCGAGCTTATGCGCCAGGCCTACGACATCGGCACCCGCGACGGCACCGACGCCGGCGAACGCACCGCGGAAGAGCTCTTCACCGGACCGGACGCCGAGACCGTTGCCAGGCAATGCCTGGCCGACATCGCCGACGGCAGCCCGGATCTATGGCAGCTCATGCCGCCACCGGCCACCGATGAGGACGCCTGGAGCCTCATGTTTGACGCCGGCTACGACGTCACCGAAACCCCCGCCGAGCTCGCCGACGCCATCGCCGGCAGCTATGACGACGGCTACGGCGCCGGCTGGGCCGAACGCATGAAACGGCACGCCGAGATTCACCTCGCGCTGTTCGCCGACTTCGAGACAGTTCCCCATTGACCAACCACCAACCAACAACCACAACAACACCATGAGCAAGAAAATCAGCACCAAGCCACGCACCGCCGGCCGCGGCGCGTTTCAATACGGCTACATTGCCACGGCTCGCCAAATGGCCGGACGCATAGAACCGGAATTCGCGCCGTGCTGGTGGGCTCAATACCAGGGCAACGGCGATCAGGAATTCTTTGACACCAAGCGCGAATGCTTGGCCTGGATTCGCAGTTACATGCAAGACTGACCGCCGCACCCCGGCGCCGGATAATCCCGGCGCCGGCAGCGGCCGCCAAACCATGAGCGCACAACAAGCAAAACAAATCGCCCGCGACACCGTCCGGGATCTTCTCGCCAAACATCCGCCCGGGCTCGTCGTCATGATCCTCCGCGAACTCAAGACGATCCTCCGCGCCACCAAAGACATCACCATTTACGCACCAACCGAAGGAAAGCAGACGCATGAAACGCAAAACACCCCGCACCCCTAACGCGCCCGACCTCTGCCCCCATTGCGGCGCCTCCATCAACGCCGCCAGCCTCCTCGCCAAACGTCCCAGCCCCGCCCGCGCCGCCGCCGCCCGCCGCGCCGCCACCTTCCCGCGCCCCAACCGCAGGAAAGCAGCAGCATAAAACTTCCGCCACCCGGCACCCCTTACTTCCCCGGGTCCGCCGGCTCATCCCGCATCATCAGGTGCGCCCCCGCGAACGCGCACCCCACGCACGCCACAAACCCCAGCACCCACGGCCAGCCCGCCGCCGCCGCCATTATGACACCGCGGCCCCACTCCAGCCTCCCCGCGAAATCCCACGTCGCAAACA